TCAATAGTTGTTGCATTTCCAGACCATGATAATTGAGCAATTCCATCTATAGAAAAGTCAATCTCGCACTGGTTAACCTGTGCATCATTTAGTCTGTAAGTTGTGTTTTCAAGAGCAAAGAATATATTAAGTTTTAATAATTCATGATGTTCTGATCTTACAAAATCTACATCTGCTGATGTGCTGTCTACGATAACCGCTGCAGAAGATGTTCCTGATAAAGCACCGTCTGTGATATCTTTACCTGCAATAGACGCCCATAGAATGTTTTCAACCATGTCCATGTCGCCTGCTTCTCTCCAACTGTTTGTTCCATGTTTGAATGGTCGTACATAAGTACTAAAAGACCACTCAGCAGGAGGTAATGAATCATTGAATCGTTTTGATCCACGATTAGGTGTTGCACCAGCTTCGTTAATTGTAACGTCTGTTGCTTCACTTCCTTGTGAAAAACTATATCCATCCAAAACACCTACTCTGAAAGTATTTATTTTCTTAGCATTTGCATTTCCACCATGGGTACCGTTACCCTTAAATAGTCCTGTTGCTATTCTTCCGCCATCTTCTGTTGTTGTACTTGTGACACCGTTAACTTTTAGTGTCAAACCATTAGTACCACTTCCACTGGTAGCTGATGAGGTCAATACTTCATTGTCCGCAATTCCAGTACCTCGGAAGTTGTTTGGCAAGTAAAAACTAGTGGCTCTGCCGCTAGTAACCGCAGCTACGATTGCTTTGAAACTTTTATTAAAAGTAACAATGTCGCCTACAGCGTGACTTGCGTTAACGCCACCGATTACATCAATAGTTTTAACACAACCACCACTTGCGTGTACTCCATTTACAGAGCTGACAAATACTTTCGTATTTCTCGATAAATTTAAAGCCATTTTGCTTTCTCCGTTTTTTTAATGGAAAGGGTGCGGCTACATTTTTATGTGCCTAACCTGTTTCCTAATATCGTACTCGGACTGTCATTTCCCCAATTCCTAAAGGAGCGATAACTCCTTCGTCAGTACTGATACTTCCTATGGTTAAAGAAGTAGTACTCTGATTTGGCTCGACTGTGTCGTCGTACACTAAACCATCATTATTATCTATGACTCTTTCGATGTCTTCTAGTAGTAATGCTAGTGTTTCTTGAGTATCATTGTTATCATGAATGTATACTCGTATTGTTATATCTAACAATCTCCATTTAAATTCGCCAGGTTGATATTCTCTGAATTCGTCTCCTGGTATTACACAAACTTTTGGATATTGATCTATTTCATCTAAAAATTTTAAATGTCCGTCCACATTGTCGGATACATTTGAATTATATGGAAATTGCCCATTAATTTCTTTTATCTTATTTACGAGAGCATCTACTACTTTTTTTCTTTTCGTTCTGCTTACCATTATACTCTCCTAAGTGTAAATTTTGTTTCTAGTCTTGCTGCTGCTAGTTCTCTTATACTTCTTTCTATAAGAGGTCTTGGGTCGAACCCTGCTGGGTAATCTCTACCATCTTCAAAAACTCTATATGCATTATTATAACTATAATCCAAATGTATCTGGTTGCCTACTGCCATTGCATTTGTTACTTGGGCAGAATCAGCAAATCGTCCAGTTTGGTTAATTAAGGAAGGTCTACCCATATTACCTTTTATTGTTTTACTTAATCTACTATTTACAAAAGCTCTCGTTTCAAAAGCTTTTTGCATTAAATTATTTCCTGCTCCACTTTCTACATTTTTTATTTTTCTTGATCCTTTTGGTAGTTTTGCTATGCCCCCACCCTTCAGTCTTCTGCGTTTTGGCATTTTTATTTTTGCAATAGCATCTACACTGTTATTCCTACCTTTAGGCAGTTTCTTATGTTTAGAGAGATTTTTTGCTATTCCCTTTCCAAACATTTTGCGCATTTGCGGATTATTTATAAGGGTAGCAATTACCATATCATTTAAACTATCTGAACCTTTTCTATGTTCGTATGCTTTTGATCCTACTGTTAATCCTTCAAGTTGTTTAGCTAAAAGTTCGTCTATATATGCTAAAATTCCTGTTTCTTGTCTTTTTATAAGTTTCCCAATAGCGGAGTCTCGTGCATTTTTATCAATCTGGTTGACAGACCATGCTTCAGGTTCATACGATACTGTTGTACTTCCTGTAAAACCTTTATCTCCGATCCCTATTTCAATACTATCGTTGAGTTTAATCTCCATCTGTAGAGTATCGACAGACTTTTGTGACGCATCAAATATAAGTTCTTTTCCTTTTGTAGCGTCTCCAAAAACATCTGATACACCTTCTAACTCTGAAATTCCTTTAGTAAGTACGCTCAATTTATTTTCTGCAACTGATTGTATATGTCCTACATCAAATAAAGCTTCTGGACCTTGTTTCCCATCGTTAAATTTAGACTCTCTCGTTGTATCTAATATATCCTGTACAATTTTGTCTTCATCAGCTCTTAAAGCTTTTAGTATATTAGATTGCATTTTCGAAAAGTGTTTATAAATTCCTTGATCAGTAGCTTTGCCATCAAAAAACTGAGCGTCTATTTTGACTACTCCGCCTTTGTCTGTTACTACAGTTTCTACACTAGCTGCCTTTTTCTTTGCTTCTGTCTTTGCTAGTGCTACCCATTTTTTGGCAAACTTTTTAAGATTTGCTTCATCATCAGAACTGAATGCGCTACCTCTAACATTTTTAGAACTAGCAACGCCTGGTTTTTCTCTTTTAAATCCATCTTTTTCATTAGCGTCTTTTATTTTTCTTGTTATTGCTTTTAACTGCTTAAGTACAATTTCTTCTGAAAAAGTGTAACTTCCAAACATAGAGTTCATATACTTTCTTAAAGGGTTATCAGCTCCAGATCCTGTGGGATTTTCCAATTGTTTAACAATTAGGTCTATCTCTCTTTGGAGGTTAGCTATTGCCATTTATTTATGCACTTTGTAAAAATCTAGTATTCTCTTTATATGGTCTGGAAATCCTACATTTTCTTTTAAGCTAGTAGACACTGCGTTTTGTACGGAGGCCCCAGCTATTGACATTCTGTCTTTTCTTTCGTCTTTTAAATAATATTTTACTAGATCAAAGCAAGCTAGTTTCAAATCTTCAGGAATAGTAGCGTAACCTGATCTATAAGTTACTTTTATTGCTGCTCTTCCTTTTGGAAACCTATAGTCTCCGGTGCTTGTTGTTCTATATATAGTGTCTCTTCCTAGGTCTACGTAGTATTCGTACTTACCGCTAGAATCTGAGTCATCTGCAATTAATGTTTTATAAGCTGCTGCTTGTGATTCTCTCTCTTGAACTTGAGAAACACTCACAAGAGGGCTTTCATCTACTAAAATAGCATTTGTAAATTCGTCGTGAATATCGAAATATTCAACTTTGTCTGTTGAGAAGTAATCAACAAAGGATGTCCCGCAGTAGGTTTTAACTGCTTGACTTATAGCTGGTACAATAACATTAATCTTCGCATCTTCAGTTACTCCTGTGATGCCCGTAAAGTCCTTGTATTGTTGTAATGTTATTAAATTCGCCATAATTAAAAAGGGGGAGTGTTAGGTACACTCCCGAAAACCATTCTATATAAGTTAGTTATTAACTTATGAACCTTTATACATGTAAGCCCATTTAGAAGTAGCAGCATCGATAAGATCGGTGAAGCCAATTCTTTGTGAAGCAACAAGTACTCTACGTTGGTTAGCAACTTCGTAGTCAGACTCAACGGTTACACCGCGTAATCTTGGTACTACATAGTTACGAGTATAGACTGCAACAGCTGCGAATTTAGATACCGCTGGGGTAGCAAACTCGTCGCATAGTAACACTCTTGAACCAAATACTTGTCCAATTTCACCAGAAAGCTTAGTAGCAATATCGCCAACTAAGTTAGCGTCTTGGAATTCAGCATCTTCTAGTAACTGGTAGTAAGTTGTCTGAGAGACAAGATATACTACGTCGTTTGGATTAACACCATATTTGCCCATGTTCTTTCTCATAGCGAGAAGATCAGCAGCAGTAACAGTATCAGTAGCAAAAGCTGTAGCTGACTGTGTAAAATCACTGTCATTTCTAGCTAAATGCAATAGTCCTTCAAAAGAAGCACCACCAGTTCCGAAAGCACCATCAGCGTCATCACCAGCTAGCATAGCATTTTCGATTGCTCGAGCATGAGATCTAACCATTGATTCTCTGATAAGAGGTAAAATCGGTAGGATTGCGTCTTCTTCAGTTTCATTACCTAAGTAAGATTGTGAAATAAGTTTTTTGGTTGAAAGTACTCTTTCAGTTAGGTCAACACCAGCTCCATTAGCAGGATCATAAGCGTCACCACGTGGGTCTAAGTTACCTTTTGGCGCTGAGCCTGAAGCAACTTGGTTAGCTGTAAATTCAGCGTAGCCACTATCTGGTAGAATAGGGATAATCATGTTTGCAGAAGTCATTGGGATTTCTCTAAATAGAGGGGCCAAGACTAATTCATTTTGAATATCTCTTTCGATTTGGTTTGAAACAACTTGCTCAAGATCAGCACTAGAAACTTCAACGCCTGACATGACGTTAACTTTTTCCATTACATTCTTGGCATAATCATTATTCCATCCTTTACCAGTCGCTAGACCAGCAAATTTTGCATCAATGATGTCGCTTTCAAAAGCTTTTTTCCAGTCGCCAGTAGATTGTCTGTCTGAGAAGTTTCTTTTAGAATCACGAATACTCATGATTTCTTCAGATTTTTCAGCCAATTGAGCTTCGAGTCCTTTAACAACATCTTCTAAATTAGTAGATCTTGCATCAATTCTTTTCTCAACGTCAGACATAAGTCTTTCTGCGCCTGTTAGTCCAGCCTGGACTATTGTTTTATGTTCTTCCTGTTTTGCTTCCTCGGAGGCTTTTTGAACTTCAGCGTCAGTAGATGCTTTTTCAGCAGCTTCGTCAGCTAATTTAAGTTCAGCAGCTTTAAGTTCGGCTTGTTTCATTGCATACTGTGCAACTGCTTTTTCAGCAGCTTCAGTAGCAAATGAGTTAAGATCGAACTCTGGGGTGCTTTCAGGAGAATTATTTTCTTTTGACATATTTGTCTCCGTTATTGTGGCTTTCGCCGTACTTGGCTGCTCAATTTCAACAGCATCTGCTGAATCGTTTAAGTTAGCCGTATAAAAAGTTTGCTTGTGCTTGTTGTAATCTTCCATAGATCCAAATGACTTGCTTAATCCAAAGGTTGCCCCTTGGTTGCATGGCAATGAAACTACAGAGACTTCGAAAAGCTCCGCGTCCTTTATTTTATATCCATCGGTTTCAGTCATATAATCAGCGTCCTTGACTTTGAAACCGACAGAAAAAGCTCCAAGGACACCGTCTTTAATAAGTTGAGTTACATCACCAGCAGCTTTAGATATCTTTGCAGATATTTCTAAACCGTTGTCTGTAACTTTTAAATTTGTTGCACGTCCGATAGGCTTATCGTAGTTATGGTTAAACAAAATGATAGGATTAGTCTTAAAGTTTTCTAATCCACCTTTTGTCCAAGCATCTCTTTCTATGATATCGCCTGCTCTATCGACTGCATTTGTACTGGCTGACCCTTTAATCTCTACTCCACCATCTTCGGTGTCTCCTAGTGATTTGAAAGTGCTAGTCCAATTATAAATTCTTTCTGACATACTACTTCTCCGCTTTTTTAGGGGCAGCCTTTTTAGGTGCTGTCTCTTTCTTTGCGACGGTAGGTGTAGGAGTTGGTGTTACCGCAATTTCTACTGGATGTCTTTTAGCTGTTGCCGAGTTAACTCTGTGCCAAGAACCAAATGCTCTTCTAAGCATATAGTCTTTTACAGGTACATCGTTACCATGGCTTTTGTATTCAACAAGGTTCATTTTTTCAACTCCTTTTTCTTTACAGAAATTGGAATAAGCCTTGCTCATCATATCTTTAGTCATAATTAGTTTTCCTCTATGGTTGGTGACTCTTCTGGTCGACCTCCCTCTTCTGGATTTACCGCAGAGCCAGCTATATTAGCAGGTACTCTTGGGTCATCAAATCCATCTACAGGTTCTTTGCCTAGTGCTACTCTTGCTTCATTTGGACTTATAATTCCAGTATTAACAAGTGTTGCATAGTAAGCTGCTTGGTCTCTCAGTTCTGGTTGTAAAGCAGGTATATCTGTTACGTCCTCAGAAAGTGAGAATCCAAAATATCGTTCCATTGCACATCCAAGTTTTTTAACTATAGGTAATATAGTCTCAAGATAGTACAATCTATGATTTGGTCTTATGTTAGCATTATTACCACCGTCTAATAAGATTGGTGGTATTCCCATAGCTTCTAAAATGATTTTCTCATTCGCTGTTATTGAAGTTTGGAAGTCTAACTCTTTAAAATTAATGTTTGTCAGGGTGCTTACTTCTAAGCCTCCATCTAATATAAGAGGTCTTCTGCCTCCTGTTGTTGGGTTGTAACGCATTGTCCATGCTTGTAGCATTCTCTCTTTGATTTTCTCAGAAAGAGTATTAGGCGATTTTAGTACCAACCCTGGTACTGCTCCATTTTTGAAGAAGTTGTCTTGAAAAGCTCTCATGTTTCCTAGTAGTTGCATAGTTCTATATGCTGGCTTAAGTCTAGGAACTCCTCTATATATAGAGTTAAAACTATTTTCTTTTACATGAATAATCTCATCCACGCTATAATCTACTGAGTTTTCAAAAGTATAGTGTGAAACATATTGTTTTTCATCACTATGTATAGTTACTTTGTCTGCAGGCAAATGATACAAATGCGCTCCATCAAAGTAAACAAATATATTACCATCAATAAGAAGGTCAATAATTAAGTTTCTTTTAAACGAACTAATATCCTGAAAAGGATTCGGTTCAATATTTAATAGTATATTAACTTTGGACTTACGAACGTTCTTTTTAACGCCTGTAGTACCTGTAATTTTTTCGTCAACTCTAAAAGGTATTTCTGAAACATCATCAACGATCATGTTAACTGCTCTGTTGACTATTTCTAGTTGTTCGTAGGCATTTCTGTAGTTAGTGACGACTTCACGCGTGTCGATAGACATTCCCTCATTACGGGAAATTACGAACTGCGCTGGATTAAGCTTCTCTTCGTTGCTCGCTCCTATAAATCTATCATACCATGCCATATTTTTCTCTCTGTTTCTCGACCCAACGTTTTTGTTTCTCTGCTGTGATCAATTTGGGTCGTTTACCATAAATCGAATGCAATCGTAAATGATGCGTATGACACAGAGTAGTCGTATACTCATACACTTCTGCTCTATTCTCATCAATGAAGGATTCACGAAGATCTAGTATGTCTTGTTCACTTTTAATTATAATTTTGTTTTGTTTTATCCAAGTTTCTAGTAATTCGGTGAGTCCGTAATAATGATGAAAATCTAAGTCTGTATTGCTTCCACAAATGTGGCAACTACTTGTCTTTTTATATTGCGATTTAGCTTTGTCTCTGACATATTTAACTAAATCTCTTTTTAAATTCATATTTCTACTCTTAATTAGAATTATACCAAAAGTAAGGTATAATGTCAAGAACTGTTTTTACAAGGTCTCATTAGAATGTGGTGGCTGATGTTTCAAATGTATATAGAGCGTAACGCATCGCATCTGCCATGTGAGATGACATATTATGTTTTGGCTTTTCTTTTAATAAATTAGGGTTTGGATCCCACTGGTATTGGTCCAAGGACATTTGAGTTTGTTTGCATCGTTGGTCTACTATCAGGTCGTCGTTATCGACTATACCTGCTACTTGACCGATGCCATCTAGTACCGATTTTTTAGCATTTATACTGCTTATATCATAGTTCTGTGCCAAGTCAAATCTAGTTTGCTGAGCTGCAGAATCAATATAGATAAAGTCTATATCCCATTTGTCAATTAACTTCTTAATTTCTACAGCATGTTGCTCTGTAGTACGTTCAGCATTCATGTATTCATCTACTAAGTAGTATTTCTTCGCATCCCAATCGTAAGCAACCACACAAAAAGCTGTAGGATCTCTATACCCTACATCAAGTCCTGCGAATACATCCATCTGACTAGTATCTAACTGACTTAGATCTGCTATACATTCTTCGTGGTTAAATGACCATACTTGACCTTCAAATACATTAAAGTCAGCCATGTATTCTTGATTAAATTCGTTTTGAGACATTGTTTTCTTTGCTTCTTCAATATCTGCATCAGAAACTCGAGGATTTTCGTGGTAAGTTGCCTTAACTGAACACCATTCTGGAAATTCATCAGTGAATCCTCTATAATAAAACTCTGCAAAGTAGTTATTACGTCCACGAGGGGTCGAAATAAAGATTGCTTTAGAGTTTTCTTTATCTAGTGTTGGTCTTAGTGCAACATTGAAGGCATCTCGTCCATCTGTTAGAGCAGCCTCATCAAATATGATAAGATCGTATGATCTACCAACAACTGAGTCTACTTGATTGATTGAACCCATTCTAATA